ATTTGTAGCTATTTTTAACATTGATGATAATGGAATATTAATTGACTCTGTTACAACTTTTTCTTCTTTTTTAGATGCAATTAAATTTTTAATATTCTTTTTTGATTCTAAAACTTTCTCTAAATTTTTTATTGATTTGTTATTGTAAACAACATTATCAATATCTGAGTAGTTGTTTGAAATATCTTCTTTTAAAATAGAATCAATCCACTCAGTTAATGAGATTATATCTTTATTACTTTTTTCAATTAAACTCTGTAATTGTTCAATTGATTCATTTACATAATCTCCGGCAATTTCATTATCAACACCTTTTTTAGTTGATAAGTCATCATAGATATAATAGATTTTAGAAATGTTTTTATTTTCTAAAACATTCTTTTTGAAGTTTTTTAAATGGTTCTTAAATTCACTCTTACCGTAGAGTTTAACCATCGATTCTTCAATTTTAGTTTTAATTACTCCGAATTGTTTCATAACATTTTATTTTATAAATATTACGAATTCAACAACTCGCTCAATTTGTCGTCTATTTCGTTTAATGATTTCTTACCCTTTGATAAATCTATAGAATCTATACCATTAATCATATCATCTTCTAATATCAGATTTAAATCATCCATTTTTCTTGATTCAGGTGCTAATTCAGGTGCCGGTGCTGCTTCACCACCAGGTTCAGGTGTTTCAGGTGCTGGTGGTGTTCCTCCACCCCCCAAGTCACCCCCCAAGTCGCCGAATCCTGTATCAGCTGGTTCTGTTACTTCACCCTCAGGAGTTGCACTACCACCTTCACCAGGTTTGTTACCGTATAACTTATCAATGTTAGCGAATATACCTGTCTTAGTGATAACCTCAGCTGTCTTTTCAAGTTCAGCTGCGACCGCTTTTTCAATTCTTTGTTGTTGGATGTCTAACTTAATTTCTTCATCAGAGAATCCAAGAATATGTTTCTTAGCCCAAGATGATGAAACAGGTAGAATACCATTACCGGGGTCTGTTGTTGCATCACGGTAAAGTTGAATCTTAGATTGCCATTGTTCAACCTTAAGAAGGTCTGCTTGTGTTGATGGGTTAGTAAGACCTAACGTAAAGTTATTTAACTCATCTTCAAAACCTAAAAGATATAGGTGAATAATAGCTATTTTGTTTAACTCTTGAATCATAGATTTTTGAATTCTGTTGATTGTACGAGCAAATCTAATATCCTGTAACGATAAGTTCTTACCGTCACCAACAACTTCTTCAAAACCTAAGAATGCTTTAGGTACACGAAGTGCTGTTAACAATTTCTTTTGAATGTATTCAATATCTGCAATTTCAGACAAGTTTGTTGCACCTGGTAAAGTATCAATTGGATTTGGAGCATTAGGGTCACGAACAGGAATAAAGTAATCTTGGTCTACCGCCATTTGGTTATATCTCAAATCCACGTTACCGTTTGATGGGTCAACAATTTGGTCTCGTTTGAATTTATTTGCAACTCGGTTTACATATGGTTCAACATCTTTGTCATCCATGTTACCGACAAATATTTTAAATACTCTTCTTTCAGGTGCTCTTGATGTTCTGTAAATCAACATCGCATCTTCGGCTAATAATAATTGTTTCCAAATTCTTCTTGCCTTCTCTAACATAGATGTACCATAAGGAAGTTTTCTGTCATCACCCAATAATCTAAAGTGAGCAATTTCCCATGTATTAAATTCCATGTCTTTTTCTTTCCACAAGAACTTTAAAGCATCGTTTTCTGTTGTAGTACTACTTCTATTAGGTGAGTACTTCATACCTCTCTCTAATCTTTCTACTTGGATATTTGGTAGTTGTTGTCCACCTACAATACCTTTTTCTGGGTCAAGTTTTAAATAGACAAAATTGTCTCCAAATTTGCATGTATTTCTAGTCCACATAGGTAGATTAGTATTAATGTCAAGTCGATTGTTGAACAGGTCTGCAAGTACTGACTTAATACGTTTACTTTCTGAGTAAATTTGTAATATGTATCCATCTTCATTTGTTGTTGTTGATTCTTCAGCATAGATGTCCAACGCGGCAGATATTTCAGGAGTATATTCCATACTCTCATAATCATAATAAGATGCCAATCTTGTTGGTTCGTAGTAAACGGCTTGTGTATAAAGATTATTTTCAATCTTGGTCCACTGTTGTCCCAAATATAAAGATTGCTGTGCTTGTAACTTTTCTCTCTCATACTCCTGTTTGTTTGGAGTTTTCAAAAGTTCTTTTTTGTCAAATCTATATACAGGGGCTTGTTGGTCTAAAGTAGAGTCAGGACCAAATACTTGACCTAATCTTTGCCATATCGTTAAATTATTTTCTGCCATTAAACTAGTTTTTACATAAATAGTATGAAATATTTAATTAAATTAAATATCACCTACCGAATAACCATAAATACTTCTCATAATCATTTCTTGTCGGGTTCTGATTCATCCCCCTATTATGGTTATGATTTGGCATCACAGGTAATGCCGGATTAAAATCCTGTGATTTTTCTTTATATTCATTTGTCGATACAGACCAACTATCAATCATAGCCTTTGTTTGTTCTGTAACTTTTTCTAACTGTGTAAATGAACTTTCAGCAACATATATCGCCATGGCCATTGCCATAATTAAGTCATCGTGTTGTCCTTTTTGGTGGTCAGGTCTTCCATTAACATAAACAAAAGTACCTAACTCATTTATTAATCTATTTGAACGAACTTGAAACTTATGTCTTAATGATTCTTCAAATGCTGCAACAATCTGAACACGTTTTGAGTTAAAGTTAATACCAGGAATCTTTTCATCCGCCTTTGAATTGTATTTCCATTTATCTGCAGCATTGATACCATCAATATATAAATTTTTATATCCCATTTCTTGGAGTTTTCTTGATGTTGAAACTCCCATACCACCTGTTATATCAATAACAATAAAAGCAGAATACATCGTAGCCCATTTATAAGCGACTTCAGCAGCAACATCAGGTGGAATCTTACCAAGATATTCTAATACCTGTTCTCTTTCATCAAAATCAATAATACAGAATGTTGTAAAGTCCTCACTATCTCCACGAGATACGTCAATACCCATAACATACTTGTGACCTAATATTGGTTCTTTCCACTGCCACAAGGAACCACCCATAAATTTTTTTTCAGGTTCTCTTACACAATTATCTTTTAAGTATTCAACAGTTTCAGGTGGAATAACGTTATCACCCGAACCTAAGAAGTTACATTCCAATTCCTGTGCGATTTTTCTACGGTCAAATTTTAGTTTTTTTGCCATCGCCTCAAACCATGAAGAATATGGTTTATAACCATCATGAAATTTTTCTTTTATTTCTTCAAAATTTCTCTTCATAGGGTCAATGTGACCGTATTCAATAATAATCTCACTGTCATCGTAATCTTCACGATTTAACATGTAGTGAACAATATCTTTACACTTAATCAGTTTTAAATCTTTAGCATAACGGGGGTCACGATACCAATACATTTCTGTAATCTTGAAATCATTCATTTCCCTTAATGCTTGGTCATATATTGAATAGTAGATTGGGTCAAAACCGTTTGGTGTAGAAATAACAATTACCTTACCACCTGTAGAAAGTGATGCCATACATGCAGACCAGAAATCATTATCGGCTTCAATAAACGCCGCCTCATCAAAAATAAGAATAGTTGGTGTATAACCACGAAGTGCGTCTTTAGATGTAGCAACCGCCTTTACCTCACATCCATTACTTAATTTAAAGTGTCTTTGTGAATTCTTTTCCACCGAGAAACTAATACCAAACCATGAGGGCCATTGGTCAACAAACGCACGAATCTTGTTTGCCATTTCTTGAGATGTGTCAAGTTTGTTGGCGATGATTAGAATTTTTTCTGGTTTTGTTTTTGGTGCAGTAACTAATCTTTTTGATACCCATGCAGATGTTACTGTCGATACACCAGCTTGACGATACTTTAATGCGATATTTTCTTCGTAAGTATCAAAGTCATTAATAAGATGTACTTGGTCAGGAAATAGTTCCAATGGAACATATTTCGATTGTGTGTTGTCGTAAGTTTGTAGGTAGGTTTTTAGAGCGTATGGGGTATCCTTTACACAACGTGCATATTCAAGTATTGCTTGTTCTCTTGATAGACCCATGTTCTCATTTTTTTACTTTTTATACCGCAGGACCTCCGATACCTAAACCATCTAAGAAATCATCTAAATCAAAACCTTCATCATTATCTCTAAATTGATTCATAGATTGTTCGTATTCTTCGTCTTTAATTTCTTGTATGATTTCATCAACCATGGCTTTAACTGCCTTCTTACCGTCCTCACTACCTGATAATATTTCTTGTGCTAATTCAAAAAATTGTTCAGTACTAAGTGCTGAAAAACGAGAAAATAAATAATTTTGAATTTCTCTCATATCTTCTTCAAACAACTCATCAGGATATACACTTAAGAATTTCTCCCAAATAACAGGACCTAATCTCAAGTCCCAAATTTCATATGGTAAGGTATCTTGTGATGCCATAACCATTTCTGCCTGTTTTGGGTCGTCAGGTAATCCTTGTGTTCCCATAACTTCATAAACACCTTTTAATAGTTCGTGAATAAGTACAGGGAAGAACATTCCTTTTGCTTTGATTGTTGGTGGGTCTGTAGTGTCATCAACTTCTTCTGAACCTGCAACACCCTCACCTGAACCTGCCATCATCTGAGCAGCTTCGTCAGGCATAATCCAATAAACTAAATCGTTAATTGACATTAAGACACCATATAAATTTAAAAGCTCGGGGTTTAATCTATTTAATTCTTCCTCAACTAAACTAAACATATAGTGACCTTTTTTAGATGCTCCTTGAATAAGTGAATTGATAAATCTTCTTTTTGCTTTTTCTAAATCAAACTTATCAAAAGCCGCCATAAGATTATCTAAATCTTCTTCCGCCTCATCTTCACTAACTCCGAATTCTTTCTCAATCTCCTCAGGAGATGGTTCTTCAGATTGTTTTCTCATTTTTGACGTATCCATTTGAGATGGATTACCAATCAATTCAACATCAAATATAAATGCGTCATCAGGTAATGACATTTCTTTTTTAACCAAATCAACGGCTAAATTTTCCAAATATTCTTCATTACCGGTTTCAATTTGTTTTACTTTTTGTACTGCTTGCATCAACATCATCTGAAGTTGCATAAAAGCATTTTGCCCCGAAATGTTAGTTAAACCTGTATACCTTTTAACTTTATCAACAACATCCTTAAATCTTTTAGATGCGATAATCTCCTCAAATGAATTATCACCATCTTGTTCAGGGAATGCAGGAGAATCTGATAAAGGAGTTTCACCTTTTTCAATTTTACTTTGAATATCCGGTGACATTCTTTCTGGTCTATCACCGTAATCTATTGGTGCTTCTTTAAGATTCTTTTTCATCACTAAATTTTATATTTAAATTGTCAAATTTTAAGAAAGATGGTAATTCCATAGCAAAAGTTTCATCATCACCTTTAGCTTTTGGTGCTGGCTGATGTTTTGGTTTATATGGACTTTTTCTCTCGGGTTTTGATGGTGTTTTTGTTGGAGCTTTTGTAGGTGCTTCCTTTGTACCAGGACCGTTTTCCACTAAATTTAATAAATCTTTCTTTGTCATACTCGGTGTTATGTGTTTTTGAACTAACTTAATCAATGATTCTTCAATCATCTTTACATTACGAATATAACTTTCTTTTCTTGCATTTTCAACTTTTATAGGTAATCCTTTGTGTTTGGTACTTGCAAAATCATCAACTTCTTTTTTTGTCATTGATTTTGCGGCTTTTTTAACTTCCTTAGAAACTTCAGAAGGTTTTACATCACCTTCTTTATATGATTTAACTAAACCCATAAATTTTTGTTGTTTTTTAGAAACCGCCTTTTCTTTAATTTCAGATTCTATCGACATACCATCATCAGCATTATTATCACCATCGTTACTGGACGGTCCTTCATCATTTGAAATACTATTACCCGCATAAGGGTCGTATCCACTATCTTTATCAACTGCAGCATCTAAATTACTATCTTCACTCATTTCCTTTTCTAAACGAACATTGACACCCTTTTTAGCCATTTCTTCAGCTTTTTTAGGGTCTTTAGTTGTTACAGTACCGGTTTCTTGTTCTTTAATTATTCTTGTATAAAGAACATTTATTTGGCTCTCATTTAAATTACGAAGGGTCTCAAACGAGAAACCCTGCTTCATTAACTTTATTACTCTTATATCGTTAGTTTTCATTCTACTAAACTTTTTTCCCATTTGAGAACAATGTCTCTTTCGTATAATTTATCTGCAACTGATTTTTCAGTATCCCCGTAGTGGAAAACCAAACGAGTATATTTTTTGTCAGTTACGGCTTCGCAGTCAGAATTTTCCCATCCGAGAGCGATGACTCCCTCAACAGAGTCAAACACTGAAAAGAAATCAGAGTTTTGAATTAAGTTCAGTTCAATACCTGAGTTTTTCAAAACTCCCACCTTTTCTATAAATTGAATATGGGGTGGTGTTGGTCTGCCTGAAGCTGGTTCAACGTCCCAATCATCACCCCACACATCTTCTTGTGCTGAGAAGATAAATTCATATACGTTATCTCCCTTATAGTTTGGACCTAGTTCGTTAACGTAAATTAATTTCATAAAATTTCACCTTTTATAGAAACCTTAATTGATTTTCCATCAGCTTCAAAAACTAAGTTACCTTTGTTTGTTTTTCCGATGAACTTAACATTGTCGTGTTCCTTAATGATGAAATCTGCAGTAAGTTCTTGTTCTACAGTTTCAGAAAGATTTCTAATCTCTTTTCTTACCAAAGAATTTTTAACTCTTTCTGTGATGTATTTTTTTACTTGTTTATCTTTGTTTAATTTTTTCTCACCTTCAGAAACTACAAAATATTTTGATAATACTTTTTCAATTTTTGATTCAGAGAAAATCTCGTCCATAGTTTTTTCGTAACCTTTACCTTCACTCTTTTCTCCTGAAACGATTTCACCATATTTAAAACCACCTGGTGTTCTAAACTCGTCTTTGTCTAAACCGTCTTCGTCAGAATTGTTTGAATCTACTCCAAGAACTCTAGATAATCTATTTTTGAATCTATCTCTAAGTTTGTGGTCTTCTTTATCGTAACTACCACGCTCAAAATGACTCTTTTCACCGTCACCTAAATCCATATCATCATAGAAATATTCTTTCATTTCACCCATTTCAGCGTCTGATTCCATGTCACCACCGAAGTCCAATTCATCACCAGCTTCAACATCAATTTCAGTATCATCTTCAACTCCGTAATCTATAGCGTCTTCATCTTCTTCAAAATTAGCCATTACATCATCATAGTCCTCTTCTGTAAGTTTTGATAAATCCAGGGCAGATAAAACTGAATTTAATACGTACTTAATATTTTCAGAGGTAATTCCTTGTGATGATTCCAATGTTCTTAATTTTTGACCTAACTTTCCTGTCAACTTTTGAATAACTTTAAATGAAACTTCTTCATCGTCTTCACCTTTTGGTGCATCCATGTCAACTTCCATATCCATTTCTTCACCACCTTCAGGTGTTGCATCCATACCGAAATCTAATTCTTCACCACCTTCAGGTGCTGGAGCTGCGTCCATACCGAAATCTAATTCTTCACCACCTTCAGGTGCAGGAGCAGGTGCTGCATCCATTTCAGGAGCAGGTGCTGCAA